GTCTTTGGCCTTCTTGTCCTTGGCGGCCTTTTCCTTCTCTTCACGAACCTTCTTCTCAGCCTCGGTTTCCTCTTCGGATTCGGCATCCTTCGCCGCCTGCATCGCAGCAAGCGTTTCCGGCTTGCGGAGTTCCGCGTCCATCGCCAGGAGCTTGGGTTCGAGCGTCCGAAGATCGCATTGCTTGCGCGTCAGTCCGATCACCATTGGCTTGAGAGCGGCGTCCGCTGCCAGCTTGGGCGATGCAGCACAGAGAATTGCGTAAAGCGCTTTGCCGAATTTCGTTTCCGTCATTTTCGTCTCCAGTTCGCTGTCCGCTGCCATCACATCCGATCCGGCGCGTCCCGTTTTCACTAGCGCGACGTGGTTTCCTTGAATGTCGCGCATTACTCCGTCGTACCGTTGCCCTTCATACATCCCCGGCGTCATGTCCGCTCGATAGCGGTACGACGCCGACAGTTCCCTCACTGTGTCCGTCTCCACTCCCGCTATCGCTTCCGCGTCCCACACACACAAGTCCGCGATCAGGTACGGAGCCTGAAAGTCTACTTCCGATCCGATTGTTCCGGCGATTGAGTCCTGTTTCGGGTCTTTCGCGCTCACCTGCGTATGCTGAAACATCAACTGGTTCCGAGCAAACGACGCAGCCGCTTTCGCCAACTCCCCCGGATCGCGCAGCAGGTAGTACACCCGCTCCGGCTCCAGGCCTAGCTTCTCCGCGTCTGGAATCTCGCGTCCGTAATAGGGATTGACTGTCGCTTTGGAGATCGGCGTTCGCAGAATATGCAATCGTCCGTCTGCGTCGTACCGCCGGTTCTTTAGTGCTGAGTCGCAAGCGATCTCCATAGGTCGTCTCGCTTTAGAGGTTCGCACTATGAAAACAGGCGTGCAATAGTGCTCTTGATAAAAGAAAGGAATTTTGCCTATACTGAATGAATGGGAGCAATTAAATCTAAGGTATGCGCTTTAGGACACCGGCTCAAGCTCGGCAAGGACGGCCGCCAACGCTGCCCGATCTGCCAGAGCAAGTACCTGAAGAAATGGCGCGAGAGAGAGAAGAAGGCTCAATGACCCTAGAAGAATTTGATGTTGAATTAAATCGACAAGCAGCAAAAGCCGATAAAGTCGAGAATTACTTTCTTGTACATGGCTTACTGCCAGACAGCGGTATAAATCGTTTGAAGTCTAATATAAAGATGATGCGCATGTGGTGGGATAAACAGCAATTGAACCCTGCCATCTCACCGCGGAGGAATTAAGTGTGAAGCTATTTGACACTTCTGAGTTTGTCGAGGATTCGTTTCTGTGTTGCGAATGCGACACCAACAGTCAACCGTCTATTGAGTTTATTGATCCGAATGGCGATATGTTGGTTATTTTCCTTGAGTGTTTGAAGAAGGCTGTTCTGTTGGCGTCCACGGCAATACAGCCCGCCCCACGCAGCGACAGTTAATCGGCTCACCAGGGAATATCCATTTTTGCACTGCCGAATCCCACATGCCTTTTTCGACAGAGTAACGCTTTTGGTTCATCGCCACGTGCGTAGGCCGGGGCGTCTTGCCTGCATGGCTGTGCATCCAGATTGCTTCGGTTATTCCCAATTCCCTCTGCCGTGTTCTCTGCACAACCGCATTGGCTTTGTTCGACTGATCTCGCGCGATCAGCCAAGCTCGATTCGACGCAACCTTGTACCGCGCGCGCAGCTCCGAAACCATTGACTTGAGATCGCGCCCGGATATGTAGTTGCGCATTACAATGCCCTCGACCTCTTGCAGGTACTGTGCAGGAATCGAGCGAATCAATCCCACATTTTCAGCTAGTGACGCCGCGAACGCATCGCGCATCGCCGGAGTCAAGGTAAATTCAATCGACCATCCCGCATCTTTCAGCGCCTGTCTGAATGCAGAGTCTGTGCCTTTGAACTGGTTTTTCAGAAACGATTCAGCAACCTCCGGAGCCATCTCGTCAAACTTTTCCTGCCAGCGCTGCGAGAGTTCGCGCAGTTCCTTTCGCATTTCCTCTACAGGCGAAGCGTCAGTTGCCAATACAGGCGGATCGCTCTTGCGCCGCGATGCCAGCCAGTATTCAACACTGACGGCCATGTCGCGAATCATCATCACGATGCGGTGACGATAGCGCGCCCGTATGCCCGCATTGGGCCACACTGGGCAAGCGACTTTGATTTTACTTTGGCTCATTTTTCGGCTTTGGCGGAAGAAGCAAAATAGGACGCGTTGACCTCGTAAGAATGCGAATGTCTACCAACTCAAGTAGGGTTGGCATTCTTGGTACAGGTAAAACGCTCATGCTGTGCCTCTCGCAATTCCTGATGCCAATTCTTCTTCGTCCGGCATCTCAATTTCTTGCTCAACATCGATCCCCTGGTATCCGCTTTCGGGATCGCGAGCCAGCCGCTCACGCTCTTCCTGTGCGCTCAGGACGCCCTTGTCGATGTAGTTGCCTGCCCGCACACTGTCATTAACACGAATGGTGGACATCTGCTCTTCCGTCATCTGGTAAAGCGGGTTAAATTCAAATGTGATGTCGGGATCGATCTCGCCAAACAGGTTGAGTTGAACCAGATTAAGCATTCTGCCTATCGGTACGCGGTCATGCGCCTCTTGCTGGGAATGAATCCAGTCATACCATATCCGTATCTCTCCTTCCGCGACGTTGCCAAACCCTGAAGGAGAGACTCCAGTCATCACCACAGCCGGTTCTCGGCTCGCGGAGCACATCTGCTCTTGCGCTTGGGCTTGCAATTCGTGCAGGCCGCCCAAGGGCACTGCGATCTGCTCAAGTTCCTCACGTTCCTTGTCGAGCGCCATTACGCCCTTGTTGCTGCGTGTGGCTGTGAATAATTTGATGCGGTCGAACAAATTCGAGCCATCATCGCCGCCGGTCAATACCTGATCCATTGCCGTCTTTAGGATCACAATAGAGAAATTGTTGATGAGATCAGACACGCTCTGCCTGGTGCGCAGCCAGTTGTTGACATAGGGCTCAACAAGTTGCGAAAGGCTGATACCAGAGAAATTGAATCCAGGCTTGAAGATGTCTGGAACTTCGCGAGTGACCATGATAATCATGCGCGTCGCGTCCCAGTGTTGAGCCATCACCCAAAAACTCGTTGGCCTATAAAAATCAGGGCGCGCCGGTTCAAGCGCGTTGTACATGAGCGGCGTCGTCCAGATGGGATCGACGTTCTTGAAGCCTTCGAGACTGCCCTTCTTGACCGTGCGGGAATCGATAATCAGCGGAGTTTTAAGGTCTGCGCCTTTGACGTTGATGAGGATTTGTCCAGTCCCATAAAAGGCATCATCCTCAATTGCCTTGCGCATGATCTGCTGGACGCCTAGACGCGTGAACTCCTGCTCAATTTTCGTGATCTTCTCTTTGGTGTTTGCGTCGTCATCCGCAGATGTGCTGTTCAGCGTGATCCATTTACGCGTGCGCTCGCTTGCCAGGGCCGTCGCCATGTTTCTGTATTCGACGCGTAGAGCCAGCAACATCAAGTATGGGTAACCAGGGAACCCTTCGATGTTGCTGTAGGCGTAGAGCTGAGAGCCGAATCCAGGGCTAGCGTCCATTGCCAGACGCGCACATTCATACGCTACCGCATCTGTCGCAACTTGCGGCTTTATCCCGTCAGGAACAACGCCCCTCGGAATGAATGGTTCCTTGATTGGGTAGTGCGGGCGAGGTGAATCCTCAAGGACATGAAGCAGGGCGCGGCGAATGCCGTTTGACGTAGCAGGTTTCTTCATTACACCTTCACTCCAAAACGATTATGCACCATTTCCCGCATATCGTCTCGCAGGAAATATCCCTCCGCAAAGAAGTCTCCTAACCGGGTCCACCCGCCGCGGTAGTCGAAACTCTTCGATCCTTTCCAATCTGGGAAGCTGCTGCGAATACCGTCTACGAGTTGCACTTGATGTGCCTCGTACATAATCGGCAATGGTTCGGTGAGCAACTCCTCTTCGCTGCGCCTCTTTCGCATCACGCCCTCGAAGCCGCTTCTATGGCGGCAGTTGATACTCTGAGCCCAGAAGACACGGGCGATGCTGTAGCCATAACAAAGGCGTCAGCAAGATTGGGAGAGGGTACGGAGCCTCCTACGCGAGTGGATTTCGACAGGTCTTCTTTACTCTCCACCTTGACGCGACCATTGCGGTCGAAGTCGCGCTTCGGAGTTGACATCTCTCTCTTGAGCTTTTCTAAATGTGGCATGTCGCTAGAAATGCTGATCAAGTCATCCTCGTTAAACTTCTCTCCGCGATTGATGGCATTGTATGTGTTGCGAAAGCGATCTGCTAGGTTCCACCACTTCTGAGCCTTGAGGTTCGCAAAGAAATCTTTGTTCTTGATGCGATCTTGTCTATCGCTGACGTAGTATTCCTCGGGTCGCTCGACAGCAGCCCCGGCATTGAACTTCGCATAGCGCCGTCGCAGATGCTTGTCGCGTACCTGGTTCAGCTCGTCAAACTTCGCGCCTGCCGATGCTCCTACGCCGATGCAGTCATAGCGGATTTCTGCATCGCGTTCCAACGCCGCCAGATAGGTTCGAGTGCATGATTTGAGCAGTTCATCTTCCCGTGCGCGCCATTCGTCAGACCAAAGGGCCACGCTTCCATGAACGAATACATTTGCGCAGGCGTCCTCTCCGTCATCTGCTACGTCGAAGCCGATGGTGCGCTTTCCTTGAGCCTGAAAACCGATTTTCAGGTGCGCATCGATTGCCGCATCGATCCAGCTTTGTTTGATGACTGCGCCCTCTGCGTCTTGTTTGGGATTTCCAAGATAAATGTGCTGGTAGTCATCCTCCGATTCAGCGCGGCATCGAGCGATGATCCGCTTGGCTGTATCGGAAAGAAAGGGATTTTCTTCGTAGTTGATCTTGCGGACGATATAGCCCTCGGGAGGATTGACGACGAATCTTTGGAAGGCGAAGTCTGTCGCGTACATCGGGTTAAAGATCAGCCAGATTTCCGATCCCTCTTTGCGGTTTACCGTGGCTTCGAGAACATCCCACTGTTCTTTGGTGAGAAAGTGCGCCTCTTCAATCCAGGTCACATCGATATCTTCGAGTGAGCGGATTTCCTGTAGGTTTCTAGCTAGGCCGTAAAAGATGAACTCCGCGCCCGTTCGCTTATGCCCAATACGCCGGTCGGTTACATCGAATTCATCGGTCCACCCAAAACGCTCCATTTGCAATCGCAACAAGGTGTATACCGACTCAGCTATTTTGTTTTGGAATTGGCGAGCACATAGAAACCGGAGCCTTCCGGTCTTTGCCAGGATGAGCGCGTTCCCGGCCGCATCAGTTGACTTCGAGCTGATACGTCCACCGTATAGCACGCGGCCAGTGGCTTCCGTACTCCAGAACGAAGCCAATGCAGGGTTGAGTTTGGGGGAGGCGCTCATTTTGTCTTGCACCATTTTTGGTGCCCACCCAGAGCGCCACATTCAAGGCATTGTTTTGGCGGGGCTGCCGCCTGTGCCGGCGGCTCACGGTCAGGTCTTCCAGATCCTATAGGCACAGTCTCCGGTCGTTGCCTTTCCGCTACTACCCCGCAAACCCTTCCGACCCACAAAATAAGCTCGTTTCCGGCACAGTCCGGCCGAAGGGGCGCGCCGCTTAGCAAGTGTGCGACCAAAATCCTTGGCAGAATCCACGCCAACCACTCTGTTTCTTGGCATGGTTTACGCGCCGTAGCGCACGTGCTTTGAAATCGAAACCGGAGTTTATCACATTGACCCTTTGGTAGATAGAGCATCGGATGCGTGCCGAAGTGCATCTTCAATCAACATGCTGTTAGGATTTGGCGGCTTCCCCGTATAGTTCTTCCCGCACAGCCCTCATGCCACGAACTTCGTGCACAAGGGGATTGTCAGGATCACCGGAGACCGTCTGACGATCTTTCCAGTCTTTAGGCTTACGGTTTGTCAGCCACAGCTTGATCGCATTCACGTCGGGAGGAACGTGCTCCTGATATTCGACCTCAATCGGAACTCCCTCATAAGCAAGAATTTTCACCGCATCTGCCGTATAACCAGTTGCGCGCTGAAAGAGCGCATTCTCGACCGCCAGATCAGCTTCATCCTTCGTCGCCCTAATAGCTGCCTCAAATTCGGGATGGACTTGAACCCATCTTTGAATTGTAGAGACAGCAACTCCAAAGTAATCAGCTATTTGACGCCAACTAGCCCCAGTTCCGACAAGTCTCCGTACTTGTACCGGAAACGAGTCCTCGTAATCTGTGGGTCTTCCGACGCGCGCCATGTTCAGCATTCTACACCCACGCGGTAACGTGTTACCAGAAAGTAAGCGATACGGTACCAAAGGCATCTTGCGCAATTCCAGAACAGGTTTAAAGTCAAATCATCAGAGGCAACCAGCCTCATGGAGAATGAAAATGGTTCAGAAATTCCTCAACTATTTAGACGCCGCAACAAACTTTGGTCTCAAGCACATCCGCACAACAGAGCTTCTGCGCGCGTTCGGTGCCGCCCACAACCTCACCGAACAGCAGATCAGCACCCTCCGCAATCATTTGGAAGCAAAGGGTATTCTGTAACCTTCGCCGCTCCGTCTCCACGGTAAGCGGAGCGTCCTGCGTGGTAGCAGGTGGGCGGTACGGAACCCGCCCGATAATTGGAAGCAGTTAAGGAGATGCAAATGGGCAACACATTCAAGAATAAGCACTTCACGAAGCGCGATTACGAAGCAACAAACATCGTGGCTTGCGAGATCGTTGACGGGGGTGGCGCGATTCGCCCGGAATGGACTGGGTTTTACGTCCCCGCATCCGAGAGCGTTCTTGATGGGCTCACGCCTCTCTGGATCGAATCAGGAATACGGTACTGGGGATATTTGTAAACCGGATCGGAGCCACATGAAGCGCAAAGAGAACCAAATCGCCATCGATCCCGCGCTGGAGTTCCATTTGAGATTGATTGCCCTAGCAAAGCACATCTCTCCCGAAGTTGCGATGGATGAGGCACTTACGCGCTACCGGGACGATTTCGAGCCGTTAGCGGAGTTCTTGAAAGCAGCAGCCAAGAAAGAGGTTAAACTGTGAAGAAGCAGACGATTTACTACCACTTCACCAGCGCAACCTTGCGCGATGGCAAACCTATTCCAGCAATCGGGAAGTGGCTTACATTCAATGGCGTGCCTATACCATGCGAAAGCGGCCTGCACGCCTCTCCCGATCCATTCGACGCGCTTCAATACGCACCAGGAGAGAGGCTCCATCAGGTCTATCTATCGGGCACCATTGTTGCGCATGGATCGCCGGTCAATAAGTTCGCCTCGCAGAAACGCAAGATCATCGCGAGCATTGACGCAACGCCGATTATGCGATTGTTCGCGCGCCGCGTCGCGCTCGATGTGATCCATCTATGGGATGCGCCACCAATCGTCAAAGAGTATCTGGAAACCGGCGATGAATCTAAAAGGGCCGCTGCCAGGTACGCTGCCTGGGACGCTGCCTGGGCCGCTACCTGGGCCGCTGCCTGGGACGCTGCCAGGGCCGCTGCCTGGTCCGCTGCCAGGGACGCTGCCTGGGACGCTGCCTGGGCCGCTGCCTGGGCCGCCAAACAAAAACTATATCGCGGCTGGTTTAACGAGATGATTG